TGACTGCTGCGCAGTCTCCTGCCGATAAGGAATTCGAAGCCCTACAGCCGGTGGTCAAGAAGGATCACCCGGTTGCAACCGAGGCTCAGTTCAAGGCGACGACTGTCAAGAAGGACAAGTCGAAGGAAGCTCACATGTCGAATGCAACCGGCATGGAAGACGACATCGAGAAGGAAAAGCCGCTGGGTGAAGAGCAGATTGATGAGCGTTTCGATCACCGTCAGGCTGGTTCTCATGGCGTCATGCACCCAGACTTTGCCAAGGATCTGAAGGTTGGTATGGATGCTGACTTCTACGACCACAAAACTGGCGACAAGAAGTCCGGCAAGGTCACCAAGAACGACGGTAAGAGCGTTTCCCTACATCACGAAGGCTCTACCAAGAAGTTCCGAGTCAGCGTTGGTTATCCGGGTCTGAACGAATCGTTCGAAGATATCGCTGAACAGAACCTGCAGGAAATCTCCAAGAAGGTTCTCGGCAGCTACATCAAGTCTGCGACTGACCATGTTTATCGCGCGGGTCATGCAGCAGGACATGCACGCAACGCTGAAGAAACTGGCCAGGGTCGTAGTGTCGGCTCCGCAAGTGCTCAGTCGCATGAACGCGCTGCTGCAAAGCGTGAACGTGGCATCGCCAAGGCTACTGACAAGCTGACCAAGGAAGAAGTCGAAGAGATCGCTGAGATCTCTAAGAGCACCCTCGGTTCCTATATCAAGAAGGCATCGAACGATGTTGGCATGCACATGGCTGACTACGGTTCTTCATCCACTCGTGCGGTTCATGGTGCCAAGGACTCGATGTTCAAGAAGCAGGACGAAGACGGTGCCAAGAAATCTCTGAAGCATGCCATCAAGCGCGCTGCCGGTATTGCCAAGGCTGCTGACAAGTTGGCTAAGTAATGGACCCGGTCAGCAAGTACGTCAAGGAAAACCTGGAGGAGTCTATCTTCTCCAGTAATCCAACCAAGCAGCGTTCCGCAGCTGGTCACTTGAAGCGACTGCTGCGTGAGCCACTCCGCGCGAAAGACGCGCACGACAAGATCAAGAAGCATGCGGATGACCACAAGTTGCTCGGTGACATCCGCCACTTCTCCACTCAGGCGCCAGAGGCAGACGTTCGTCCAGTCCTCAAGAAGCGCATGAAAGAATTGAAAGTTGCAGGATTTTAAGGAACCGCTATGCCACTCGCACTCAATGCAAAGCAGCGCAACGTAGTCATCCGCGCAATCGCTGATGAAACCATCACTGTCGCCAGCACTGCTGTTGGTGGCGAAACTGTCGCAGGTCTTGGCATCACCGGTATCTACTGGACTGGTGACTGGACTGTTAAGCGCGGCGCCAACACCCTGCTGGTTCTGACCGATGGTCAGGATAGCTGGGATCTGACCGGATGGGGTTCTCTGCGCGAGGACGCTGCTGCGGACATCGTGTTGACCTCGGGCACCGTCAAGGGAACCATTCTCTTGAACTGCACCAAGTACAACGACGCCCAGAACGAACTGTAAGGAGTAATGTAGCAGTGAAGCTGATCACCGAACTGAATGAAGATGTCAAGGTCAGCCTTGTTGAAGAAGCTGACGGTTCTGGCAAGAAGAGGTGCTTCATTGAAGGCATCTTCCTCCAGGCGAACATCAAGAACCGTAACGGTCGCATCTACCCATCCCACGTGATGGAGCAGGAAGTCGATCGCTACATCAACGAAAAAGTCAACACCAACCGCGCCTACGGTGAGTTGGGTCATCCAAGCGGTCCGCAGATCAACCTGCACCTCGTGTCGCACATGATCAAGGAACTGCGCAAGGACGGCGACAACTACATCGGCAAGGCACAGATCACTGAAGGTACTCCAAACGGCGCGATCGCAAAGGGTCTGCTGGAAGCTGGTGCGAACCTCGGTGTTTCGTCGCGTGGTCTTGGCTCTCTGAAGCAGCGCAATGGCATCATGGAAGTGCAGTCTGACTTCCGCCTCGCCACTGCTGCTGACATCGTTGCCGATCCTTCCGCACCAGACGCAATGGTTCGTGGTCTGATGGAAGACGTTGAGTGGGTCTGTGAGAACGGAGTCTGGACTCCGCAGCAGATCGACGAGGCAAAGGCAGCAGTCAATCGTGCTATGCGTAGCCGCGATCGTTCCGTTTACGAAGAGACTGCTGTCAGCATCTTCGAAAACTTCATGAGCAAGCTGCGCACCAAGTAAGAATTGCGCATCGCTAAATAATCCTGAGTTTCCTGTAACCGAATTGGAGTTCGTAACAATGACCATCAAGAATGACAAGCTCGACGAGAAGTTCGAGTCGTCTTTCGACGTTGACGCTGAAGTCGCCGACCCTGTCGCAAAGGGTAGCAACGCACGCCCAGCTGACAAGACCGACGGCGAGAAGGCTTCGAAGTCTCTGACCAAGGCTCAGATGATCTCGGGCATGACCCATGCGTCGTACAAGCTGTCTCACCCAGAACTGACTGACAAGTACAAGGAATTCTTTGCGCTTGCTGGTAAGGACGTCTCGGCTGAGCACAACAAGGCAACCATTAAGGCAGGCGGTCTGAAAGAAGACGTCGACGCTGTGTTTGAAGGTTCGGACCTGTCCGAAGAGGCTAAGGAGAAGGTCACGACCATCTTCGAAGCTGCCGTCAACTCTGCTATCGTCGCTGAGACTGCACGTCTGGAAGAAGAGTTCGAAGAGAAGCTGGAAGAGCAGGTTGCATCCGTCATGGATACCCTGCAGGAAGCACTCGAGAAGTATCTGGACCACGCTGCTAACCAGTGGCTGGAAGAGAACAAGCTGCAGGTTGAATCCGGTCTGCGCGCTGACATCGCTGAGTCGTTCCTGACCGGCATGAAGAGCCTGTTCGTTGAGCACTACGTCGAAGTCCCAGTGGAAGCTGTTGACGTTGTCGAAGCGCTGTCCAGCGAAGTCGAGTCTCTGAAGGCTGCACTGAATGAGTCCGAGAATGCGGTCATCGCAGCGAAGGCTGAACTTGCTGAGCAGGCTGATGCGGCTCAGAAGGCTGCAGACGCTGTCGCTGCTACCGAAGTCCTGGCAACCGTTTCTGAGGGTCTGACCGATTCTCAGCGCGAGAAGCTGGCAACTCTGGCTGAGTCGGTGGACTTCACTGACGCTGCTACATACAAGTCGAAGCTCACTGCGATCTCTGAATCCCTGATCCAGAAGAAGCCTGCTGCTTCTGCTTCGGAACAGCTGAACGAAGAAGTTGACCTCGTCGAAGACGGCAAGGCTGCTTCCAAGGTAATCGACCCACAAGTTGCAGCTGCTATGGCAGTCGGCAACCGCATGCGTCGATAAGAAACGTGGGGATCCTCGTTGAAAATCGAGGATCCCTAAATAAAGATGTGTTCGTCAAAACAACAAAAGATTCACCCGAGGAGTTTACCAAATGTTGAATGAAGAGTCCATGCAGAAGTGGAAGCCGCTCCTGGAGTCGGAAGATTTCAATCCGATTAAGGACGCCCACCGTGCATCCGTCACTGCCACCGTCCTGGAAAACACCGTCAAGGACATGGCGTCGCAGGGTCAGTTTGCTCCGCAGTCTCTGCTGGGTGAAGCTGCTCCAACCAACGCCACTGGCGCTGGCATTTCCAACTACGATCCGGTCCTGATCTCTCTGGTCCGTCGTGCTCTGCCTAACCTGGTCGCTTATGACCTGTGCGGCGTGCAGCCAATGACCGGTCCTACTGGTCTGATCTTCGCAATGCGCTCGCGCTATGCGAACCAGGCTGGCACCGAAGCATTCTTCAACGAAGCTAACACCAAGTTCTCCGGAACTGTTGCTGGCGGCGTCGAAGGCGCTAACACCATCGGCGACAAGCACGTCGGTACCAACCCAACTGGCGTCGTGAACACCTACAACTTCGGTTCGGGTATGTCCACTGCGGCTGCTGAAGGTCTGGGCGGCAACAGCACCACTCAGTTCGCTGAAATGGCGTTCTCCATCGAAAAGGTCTCGGTCGTCGCTAAGTCGCGCGCCCTGAAGGCTGAGTACACCATGGAACTGGCTCAGGACCTGAAGGCAATTCACGGTCTGGACGCTGAGACCGAGCTGGCTAACATTCTGACCACTGAAGTTCTGGCAGAAATCAACCGCGAAATCATCCGTACCATCAACGTCACCGCTTCCGCTGGTGCACAGACCGAAACGGCTACCGCTGGCGTGTTCGACCTGGACGTTGACTCGAACGGTCGTTGGTCGGTTGAAAAGTTCAAGGGTCTGCACTTCCAGCTGGAGCGTGAAGCTAACGCGATCGCTAAGGCTACCCGTCGTGGCAAGGGCAACGTCCTGATCTGCTCCTCTGACGTTGCTTCGGCACTGCAGATGGCTGGCGTTCTGGACTACACCCCGGCTCTGAACAGCAACAACCTGCAGGTGGACGACACCGGCAACACCTTCGCTGGTGTTCTGAATGGTCGTATCCGCGTGTACATCGATCCGTACGCAACCGGTAACTACATCACTGTTGGTTACAAGGGCGCTTCCGCGTTCGACGCAGGTCTGTTCTACTGCCCATACGTGCCTCTGCAGATGGTTCGCGCCGTTGGTCAGGACACCTTCCAGCCTAAGATCGGCTTCAAGACCCGCTACGGCGTTGTCGCGAACCCGTTCTCTGCCGGTGCTACCGCTTCGGACGGTTCTCTGGTTGCTGGTCAGAACGTTTACTACCGCCGCTTCGCTGTTCAGAACATCATGTAATCATGATGTTCCGTTTCAGGGACGAAACAAAGAGCCTGCCCCTCACCGGGCGGGCTCTTCTTTTTCCAAACGAGAAAATCCTATGCTGAAGAAAATCCTCGCCACCCTGATCCTAGGCATTGCCCTAGCGACCACATCCTGCACTCAGCCAGCTGCGCCCGACTATGGTCCGCCTATCGTCAAGCAGTTCGACCGAGGCGCCAAGACAATCGAGCTCCGAGTCGTCATCTATGACAGCTACGCTGAAGTGACGGCGGCAAAGAAGCGCTTCGACCACAAGCAGACCCCAGAGTTGTACGGATGGTCAGGCTGGTCAAAGGAAGAGCCCGGTCAATGCGTCCTACACGTGAAGAAAGCGGAGTATTATCGCGACCCTGAGTTTGAAACCTGGGGACACGAGCTCGCTCACTGCCTCTATGGTGACTACCACGGTGACCTGACTCAACCAGTCGATCGCCTTGGGTTCTGAAACGAAAAAGCCCCGGTTCAAGACCGGGGCTTTTCAGCATTGATGCGTATGCGTTCACGGAGCCATCTGATGTTCGCTCCTCCCTTCTTGTAGGAGCGACCGCGCCAACTTCGGCGCTCGGGGTTGTAAGCCTTTCTGTCCATCACGCTTTTCTCGTCTTGAAGCCCATGCAGGCGCAGATGAAGTCGGTGATCGCAGCCGCAGTATGGCTCCGGATCGCGTTGTACTTGTTCTGAGCAACGACGAAGTTGTCAGCGTGCCGGGCGACCATGTCGATGGTAGCGAAGTCCGCCACCGGCAACTGGAAGTGGCTTTCCTTCGTCCACTCGCTGGTGCGCTCCAGATTGGTAGCAACTTCGTCGAGAAGCGCCAACTCCTTCTCCGACACCAAGTCAGCGATACGGGCGCCAGGGTTCTGTTCGATGGCACGAAGCAGCTGTGCCAGCATCTCACCCTTCGCATCGCCCATTGCCATGATCTTCATCGTACACTCCTATCCGAAAGAAAAGAGGGCTGGGAGAACCTTACTCCCAACCCCGAAACCGTTAGACCGTGGCCAGGAGATCCTGGAAGGTCTTGATCTTCTTCTGCTCCAGCTGGCCATTGTAGCTGTCCCAGAACTGGTGATCCGCAGCGCGCTTGCCGGTGCCGTGGGTGTAGAGCTCGGTCGCTCCGCACAGCGCACCCCAAGCAGTGCCCTTGCTCATGTCCGAGCCCGAGCCACCGGTAGCCAGCGACATGATACGCTCGAGCTCGCGCTTCACGCCCCACGTCTGGTCGGCTTCAACCTTGCCAGCCTTGTAAAGCTGCTTCTTGAAGAAGTCTTCCTGAGCGGACATCGACATCTTCGTCTTTGCCAGCTTACGCAGGTCCGCCATCATCTGCTTCCAGGTGGCGTCGATGAGACCCAGGTCGATGTGGACCTTGTCGGCATCGAAGTTGCTGCGGTGGGAAACCTTCACCAGCTGCTTGGAGCCTTCACGCATCGCAACCGTCAGGGTGTTGTTGCAGACGACGCGGGTCGAGACGAACTTGGCAGTGGTAGCCAGCGAACCGTCGCAAGCGGTGACGAGCAGCAGGTGTCCCTGGACCTCATCGCCCTTGGTGACTTCGTCAGCCTTACCGGTGTCCGCCAGAGCCCAGAAGCGGCGACCGCCGAACAGCGTGCCAGCCGTACTCAGACGCATCCCGTTGTGGGTCGTCAGGTCGCGGAAGAACTCGATGATCTGGTCCGGCTGCACAATCTGGAAGTCATTGCCGACGACCGACAGCGACTTCTTGGAGTCCGAGCGGTACAGAACCTTCTTGTCCTCGACCGCGATCTGCTGCATCGTCATCGGGTCGGTGAAGAAGGGGACCGCTTCGAAGACGTCCCAGTCCATGCCAGCTGCCTTTTTCCACTCTTCCAGGCTGGCGCCTTCTTCCAGGTTGTTGCCCAGACCGTGCCAGATGGCAGAGCGGGAACCGGTGAAGGCGAATTCAGCCATGCCATTTTCGCGGATGGTGAGAGCGTGAGCCATGATCTTGAGTCCTATGTTTGAAGGGGATTTGAAAGGGGAATTACGAGATGCGGGTCTTGGAGACGCGGACAGCAACTTCGCTGCCGTTGGTCGCGGGCTTGTCGCAGTGGACGTAGACGTATGCGTCCGGGAGCGGGTTGGCTTCGACCAGGTCGGCGAACTTGAGCAGCTTCGCAGCATACTCGCGCGCTTCAGCCGGAGTCAGGTCAACGTAGTTCATCTTCGGGTAGGACATGGTCGTTTCTCTCACTTGAAGACGTGGAAGTTGAAGGAGCCGTCGGCGCGATCTTTGTGGTCCACCGCCGCCCTGAAGACTTCGCCCTTGGCATCGAATCGCACAATCTCGACGATGCGGCATGTGCCCAGGTCGCGGAAGGTTTGGTCGTGGTGG